GGCTGCTGCCAGCCTTGGTAATCTCTTGGTACAACAGGATATAGTGCCATAGGTTATCCTCCTTTAGCTGGATTTGTCCGGCTTCTTCTCTGGCTTGATCTCCTCGTAGCTGCTGGGATCCTCAGATACCCGCTTGAGGGTGGCCGGATCGGCCACCTCCCAGATTACTCCGGTAGCCTTATTCCGGAAGAGCCGGGCAGGGGCTTTTTCTGTATCCCCCATCTATGCCACCTTCAGGACGGCCAACTTGCCCACCATGTACCCGCTCGATATCTGCAAGTATCCTGTAGAATTCATGAATCTGGCAGACTCTAATGGCCCGAACCAGTAGACTCCGGCAGTAGGAGCATCAAATGAGTAGTTCCCGATGCTTGCCCGGAATGCTTGTGCGCCGTCTCCTGCCATGATATCAAAATAGTCCAGGGTCGTGTTGTAGCTCGACGTGAAATTGAGCCCTACAATTAGATCATAGCCTTCTGGCCAGTCATAGTAATTGACTGAACCATTCCCTAAGAGAGAACTCCAGGCAGACGGAGCGCGGGCATAATCGTTTTGGCTATCCAGGCTGGATACGGCAGAGATAGCAGTGTAGGTTGCCCCGGCCATACCCATGATGGACATGGCCAGGAAAAGGATTAAGAAGAATTTCTTCATATTGTTATCACCTCTTAGCTCCATGAGACAGTCAGAACGCCAAGATGTTCAGGGCGAACTACCTTTATGCCAAAGACATATTCTCCATCGACCTTCTTGGAGAACTGCTTTTCCATGTCCATAATTCGGATATCTTGGACCTGAGACGCGAAGGTGATGGCTTTGCTTGTGCCGAAGAGGATCTTATATTTGGCTCCAGCCGTATTCGGTACATTGTGGCTCTTGAGGATCTGGAAGCCACCGATCTCTGCAATCGATCCATTCAGTACCGCTCCTGCAAGTGCTGATGTTCCGGCCATGCTGCCGGTGAGCTTCAGATCTTTCTGAATTAGCCCGGCGAACCTGGGCGGAACTATCATCCATCTACCCTCAGATCCTACTTTGGAGTCATCCAGAGCAACACCACAGTCAGCAATCAGATTATAGACATTCTGAGCATCTCCGGCTGTGAGGTTGGGGACTTTGGCCGTGGCATCACTGCCCACTAAGTTGCTGGCGCTTGCGTCTGTATAGAATGATGCGATTGCTTGATCAATAGCATCCCGGACAGCATAGGCTGCCTCTTTGTTGTTCTCTCCCATGATATCCAGGCGGGTCTGTTTAGTGTCCTTTGTGCTGACCTTGAAATTGAAATACTTGTCATAGTCAATTGTCATCTCAAGGTCAGAATCGAGGACCGTCTCGGGATCTGCCATATCCGCATTCTGAGTATAATCGCGGACAGTTACCGCGCCAATTCCCACAATCCGGACGGATTTTGCGAACTGTACCTCTCCCTCATAGTTCCGATTCGTGATGCCTTCCTGGCCGTATACTAGGGCCTTCTGGAGCTGGTGCTGCACGTCCGCAGCCACCACTTCAGGCTTCCATGATTCAAATGCCATATGAAATATCACCTCTACTTAATCCGGCCTTCTCTGGCAGCCATGACGATCTCTGCATGTTGTTCATCAGTCATGCCTTTAAGCCGGAGTTCTCTGATTTCAGATTCAGTCCAAATTTTCTCTTTCCCTAGGTCTTGCTGGTTCGGGGGGTTGCTCCCTGCCCCGGTCTTTTCGGGTTTGATATTCGCTAGAAGTCCGAGACTTGCCAGCTCCTGGACATCCGCCTCAATCTCTTCTGGTGTAGATCCTACCACCCGCTTAAGGAGGGCATCAATCTTATCCGGATGAGCCCCGGCCCGCATCAATGCCCGGAGCTTAGCGGCTTCCAGCCTGGCGGCGTCTGCCGCTGTCTTGTGCTGGTCGCGTTCTCCGGTGATCCTCTCAAGCTCGGTCTTGCTGGCTTCATCGGCAGCCTTTTTAGCTGCCAAGATCTCCTTCACATCCTTGATTTTGAGTCCAAGATCAGAAAGCCCTAGCTGTTTTTCTAACGCTTCCCGGTCTTCTCTCAGTCTGCCGCTGACTATCTTTTGAAGTTGTTCGTCAGTGTAATATTTCCCCTGGGTCCCAGGTGTGCTATCTCCGCCCTGTTGTTCATCGCCGGGCGCTGGCGCTGGTTCAGTTTCTCCTGCCATAAGAATTAACTCCCGCCATTTCAAGTCTGGCGTAGACTGTGATAAGTATCTTAGAATCGTGCTGCTGTGGCGATATTATGAGTGCATCTCGGATGGAAGAGCCCCGCCGCTCTGGCTTCATCGAGCGTAGGATAGCCCGGCGTCTTGCCAGTGAGGCTCACTATCCGGCCCACCCAAGCCCGGCAGATATCGCAGGTGTTCTTGGCTGTGCCGCCTGTGATCTCGGCTAGATCCTGGCCATGCTCCAGGAGGCGGTTCGCAGTCCCATTGATCTTACACTCGCGGGTAGTGGTCCGGGCTACCATTTCGGTGTAGCTCTTCAAATTCCATTCCCGGCCCGCCGCGTCCTTGAATCCGGTGATGCCCTTTTCTGCCAGCGCTCCACGGTATCGCTTGGCTGTCTGCTTCCAGGTCTGGTAGCCTGCCACATCACCCCGGACAGCTTCCAGGGCGAGGTTCCGATATACATCATCCACTCTCCGGCCTATGACTGCATCGACATCCTGGAGCCGAGCATAGGCATTATCCGCCAGGACCTGCATGGCCTGTTGATGGATCGCCCCAAAGGCGATCTCTGCGGCCAGGCCCTTGTCCACTTCGGCCACGGCGGCCTGATAGACTGCTGAGACCGCTTCCTCGCACCAGGACCGCCCGCCTGCCAGTAGATCCTTTCGGATTGCAGCGACGTTATTCTTGAGGGCCTGCAAGTTCTTGAGGTCGTTGCCCTTCAGGAGTGCCTTATTGTACTCCTTTAGGATCTCCTGCTCTGCAGCTTCGTAGAGCTTGATGAGCCGCAGGGCTTGAGCCTCACTGAGCCGGCTGGCCATTGAGATCCTCTAATGCAGGCAGTGTCAGTTTCGCAGCCTCGCCTGGCTCCTGGATTGCAGGCCCTCTGATATCTTCCATTGCCTGCTTAATCTGCCCCTCGGACATTCCCCGCTCCCTCATGGCATCCTGTGGGCTCATGGCCTGGGCGGCGATGAGAGTGGCCTGCCTCTGGGCATCTAGCATATCGTCTTGCTGGAGGCCGTCTTTCCATTTGATCTGGAAATCTGTAATTTCGATTGCTCCAGGCATCTCATGATAGACTTCCATCTGGGAGCAAAGCCGGATGGCCTTCTTCAGCCGGGCGTCGTATCGCAGCTTAATCCCGCCCGCCTTCGACAATGGCCTGCTCAACATGAGCTTTAGGGCGGTGCCTGAGAGTGCCGTGCCTGCCTGGCTGGCATCGAAGGCTACCCTGCATGTCTCGGAGACTTCATAGAGCCTCTGCATGAGGTGCTCGATGGATGTGTAGCTGGTGACCGGCGGGCCCCGGCCATCTATGATCCCGGGAGGGACCTGGCCTTCGACCACAGCGATATATCGAGATCCTCCAACCACCCTATACTCGCCGTCTCTGGGGTCCTGCTCTTCTATCGGCGGGCCGTACATGCTCGGATCGGCAAACTTATCCTCTATCCTGAATATCTGGGCATACCTCATGAGGATCTCATGAAGGATGCTGTTGATGTCGGTATAATCGTCAGTGCCTATGAGCTGATCTGTCTCGGGCTTGTTCTGGATATCGATAATATCATAGTCATCCAAGCCGGTGGGCTCGATGGGCTTCAGCCCGGCGAACTCCGGGAAGCTGTCCAGAGGTAGCGCCTCAGAGTCAATCTTACCGGATTTGAGACGGTAAATCCGGTGCTCGATGACATAGCTGTCCTCGCCATCGGCAGGCGGCCTATGGACCTCTACTTTGAGGAAGCTGATCTCCTTTCGCTTTTCGGCAGGATCGGAAAAGGAGTATGCTATAATGTGGGCCTTGATCTGCTTGATGTTGCTGATGGAGACGACAGGATACCAGTATTTGGGTGGGATGTTCTCAATGATCCCCCGGCCATCGTACCGGATCTTAAGGATGTTGCTGCCGCACTTGCTATAGTCGACCACCCCATCCTGGATACCTTCCCATAGTAGATTATCCTCGATGATCCGCTTGAGGGCGGCTAATTGATCCTCCTGATCTGCCTCTACTTCAGGGATCTCTCCGGCTACCAGATCGGACCAGAGCCGAGAGAGAAGCCTATGGAAATTGATGACAATCCTGAAATCTCCGCTCCTATCGGCCCGGAGCTTGCGGATTTCATCCTGCCAAACTTGATTATGCTGGCCCCTGAATAGCTTCGCATTCCGCTCATAGAGCTGGAGCCGGGCCTGGGTATCGGCATCTTCGGGCGGCCAGGGCTGCCGGAGTTGTAGGATGGCCTCATAGTCAGTAATCAGGATAATCAGCTCTTGGATTTTCGGGATGCAGCGTTGGTCTGGAGGTTCTCGGCGATGTTCCTAGGGATGTCTTGGAAGTGAGAGACGCACATCAGGATATTCTCGTGGTGCAACAGCTGGCCAGTCTGCTTTGGGCCTGCCGGCAGCAGCTCCAGGACCTCTCCGGAGATAGATCCCTTGACATAGCCCACGTCATCAGGGCCGAATTGGTGACCGCATAGCACGCACTTCATGGCTCACAGTCCTGCCGGCTTGGCGTGAGCGGTTGACAGGCCATAGAATACTCGCATCGCCCAGTATCGCGTTTCATCACAGGCATGATCATTCTTTTTCACTGGTTTATCCTCGCCTCGTTCCTGAGATTTCACGTCCCAGACGTAGTTTAGCAATTCCTCAATAGTCCGCTTGCATCTGATATAGATCTTGAACAGGCCGGAGGATATTGCCTGCGCTAATACCTGGATGCCATCGAGCACGGCATTGCGGGCCGAGTAGATGACGATCCCCTGAAAGTCTTTTCTGAATTGGTCTATGAGGTGCTTGGCAGATGGGTCAACATCAATCGATTTAGGGCGGATCGCTTTTCCATTCCAGGACAGAAAGGCCTTCATTTCTGCTGATAAGGCTGCATCCGTCTTTGATCCGCTCTTTTGGGGCTCATAATACCACTCTTTGACTTTGTACCAGATCCCCTTTGACCGGCCATAGAGGCCATAGACACAAGGGTTTGATGCCCCATAATCGACTGAGGCCCGCCAGTCCTCAAATTGGTCCGGCAATTGATCTACCACATAACCATCCTGGACATCTGATGAGAAGAAGTCGTACACCGCGCCTTCTGCGATGCACCAAAGGCCCAGGATATAGCGCTTGTAGAAGATTGATCCGGCAGCATAGAGCTGCTTATACCTGGCTTTTGTAGCTTCGGTCAGGCTCGGGTTATCATCCATGAGAAAGTGCATCACGTAGAGGCCCAAGTCTTTGGCCCGGTCGATCCATTTCTCCTTAAACCAGTGATAAGGGCTCTCAGGATTACAATTAAACCAGAGCTTTGCACCATCTACAGAACACCGGCCCACGGCCTGATTCACGAAAGACTCAGGCTGGAGAGCTACCTCATCGAAGTAGGCCCCGGCTGCCGTGATGCCCTGCACCAGGTCCTGGCTAGATTCGTCTTTACCTCCGAATAGGTAGAAATAGTTGACATGGCCGAGGTAACTCACCTCAATCATGTTATCTGCCCGGTGGTCTACAAACTGCATTCCCCGGCCTATTAGCATCCTCTTGAGGGGTGCGGCCACATTTCGCCGGAGGCTGCCGATGGTCTTGCCGGCCAGGATGAAGTTCTGGGCATTGAAATTGGCCATCGCCCAAATTACGAAGGAAAGCGACATCGGGGCGGTCTTGCCGCTCCTGATTGCTCCCTCAGCTATTATCCCGTTTAGGCACCTGATCGGTGAGCCCATCACCCACCAGGTTAAGATTCTCCATTGAAGAATGCTCGGGGGGGTCCACTTGAACGGGAATATCTGGAGCATCATTCCACACTTCGGGCGTCTTTGTCTCCAGGGCAGCCATGAACCCGTCGTCTTCTGGATCCAGTGGCTTGGCTGGCGCTTCTAGACGGCGTTGATTTAGGAGGCGTTCAGCTGCTGATGTCCACTCGGAAAAGCCCTTTGGGCTATAGACCTCCGGGAGGCTTGCTTTGAGATATGACAGTGCCTCATCGAGAAGATCCAGCCGATTTTTGGATTCAAAACTTTCTAGTTTTATAGGCTTCTTTGATGTGGATTTCTTATCGGAAAGATTTGCAGAGAAAGTTTTTGCCTTAGGTCTGCCCCGGCCTTTTGTAGATACGCCTGCTTTTCTCAGGATCTTGGAGATTGTGCCTACCTTTTTCTTGTCACCCAATCGCTTTGCAGCGATCTCCTCTTGGCTTAAGCGGCCTTCTTTCCCATCTTGGATAATCGCCGCTCTAATTTCGTCTGGTATGGGCACATATCATCAATCCATGGTAATTAGGAGCTGCCTCGCCAGGCTGTTTATCAGAGTCACTCTTACGGAGGAGGCTAATCCCCACAATTAGATCCTGGCAAGGCCCGTCACATAGTGACTAGGAGGACGGAGCCAGAGCGCTTACCCTGGCCCCTGATTTGGTCTGATACAGTTCTACACGCTTCTGGGTTTGTGGTGATAATGAAGGGCAGCGAAGCCGCCGCCCTCTGATGGAATTTTGCCTTAACTCAACAGGTACCCGCCTCAGCTTTCCTGTGGTCCGCTTCATCGGCTCATAGCAGGCCGGGTCTCACTCCGGGCCCGCCGTCTTGCCCTGCATGTCTCAGAGATGCAGGCTCCGGCCCATAGGGCTATCATCATGATCCGGGCCTGATCGGTCCGGTCATGGTTTAGAATTGAGGCTTTTTCACCTCTTTTCATTGTGTTCATCCTATTGGATGACTATTCATAGATGAGATGGCATGAAGCGCAATAGAGAAATCCCCTATGATCCTTGATCAGCTCGCCGCCGCATGGGCAGGCATCGAGCGTGAGCGCCTCGCCGTTCTGGGTAATTATGATAATCTCTGGATGCTCGTTTCGGGGATCGCTGTACTCTCTTGCCAGTCGGCCCTGCATCCTGATGACCTTGGGTGGCCTCCAGGACCAGACGCGCCGGGTATAGCGGTGGCCATTGTAGAGCAGATGGCCGTCAGAGTCTTCTCCTAGCTGGCAACGGATGATCAGGCGGCAGTGGAGAAGGCCGCCGTCACTGATTCTTTGCCAGGCGCTGTCTTTTCCGAGCGCCTTCTCTGTGGCCGGATCATAATAATCATCCATTCCCCTCAACTCTATTGTCTGCCTTGGGAGAATATTATCTAGGTTTTGGAAGTCTATTTTGGCCGCACTAAGACACATGCTCTCCCTCCTGAGATGACTGTCTCTGTCTCGACTTTGCCGGATTCTTCCAGCCGGCGGACTGCCTTCTGGATCTTGCCTATGCTCCACTCCCATTTTTTCATTGACTTTTTGGCGGTCTGCTGGATCTGATAGAAATTGAGGCCTGGGTGGGCCTTGACCAGAGTGAGCACCTGCAAATCAGTGAGGATCATTTACTCATCCACCACCCTTAAGCGCTTCCAATAGACCATTTTAGAGTTTCCTTTCTTTGTGGGCTTCTCGATTGACTTAACCAAGCCCAAGGACATAAGCGCAATTAGGATCTGCCTGAGATTTGAGTCGCTTCGGCCCGTTGCCTTACTCAGTGCACTCATTCGGGTAGGTGTATATGGAATATCTGGGAGCACCTGGGCCATGAGGTGATGAGATGTCATCACTTTGGCCCCCACCAAAGCAAGACGGGCCGGCTGCCGTTCTTGTGCTTCTTATGTCCTAGCTCGGGATGGGCAAAGCCATAGGATTGCAGAGTCCTACAGGCGTCTCTGATCAGACCAACTGGGGCCCCTAACCAGAACTGCATCTCTGTAGCGGGGATAGCGTGATCGGGCCTCTCGGGCAGGATAAGCTGGATGCGGTCCCCTAGGCATTCATGCAAAACTATGGCGCTCATAGCACAACCCTCAGGACTGCCACATCCAGCTTACCTCTATGGAAGAGCTTATCTGGCCCATAGTAGGCCGATTCCACCTGCAGGACCGGAGCGGCTCGGAATGAGATCCCATCCATATGCAGCTCTGTCATCACTTCGCCGTCCTGCAGCAGGTCCTCAACCAGGCGCTTCTCCTGGAATGAGATCCCATTGGCCCGGAGCCATGCAGCCAGCTCCCGGCAGCGCGGGCAGGATGGCGTGCTGTAGAGGATGATCATAGATGGGCCTCCAGCTTTGTGATTACTCCCTTTGCTTTTTCGCTTTCGTACCGCTCCTGAGCACTCCGGATGCGGCTGACTGTAGCCCTATCGAGAGGCATTTGCACCCCCCTGGAGCTTCCGAATCTTTTCGGCCATCTCTGCCGTGCTGTAATTGTGATTGAAATTCCTGTTGATGGCTATGCAGATCTCATGCACCATCGCGCCCTGCTCTGCCATCTCCTGTATCCGAGCGTCCATCGCATTCAATGGGACCACTGGCGCGGGCTGCTCTCGGATTATGGCCGATGAAGGCTCGGGCTTTGGAGCTTTAGCGCAGATCGCCCTGACCCATTGCCACCGGACTCCGAGGGCTTCTGCAATGTTCTTTACGCCCTCGCCCCTCGCATGACGAGCCAGGACCTCGGCCTTGAGGGCGGCCATTTCGGTTTCAGAGTCACCAAATGGTGATTTTGTAGCTACAGCGGAACTTTCCGGAACGTTCCGGTCTGCAGCGCTGCACAGTCCTCTTGCCGTCCTGCGCCGTCACGGCAATTTATATTGCCGCACTCATTATTAGGCTGGCAATCTGTAGGTAGATCTGTAGGTAACTTTTCTGGCTCCGGACTGGTCCGGACCAATTTGTTGGCATCGACGTTATGGTCTGGCTTATCGATTGCCTGGCCGCTCAGGGCTGCATAAGCCTCTTGCTGCATGGTGACCGCCGTCTTGCGCTCCATCGCGTCCTTATACCGGCCCCGGCAGGCGTCCGGGGATATCGACACCCCAAACTCCTGGCAGATGGCTGCTGCGATCTTGGGCCAGTCCTTGCCGTGCTCTGCATAGAGATCTACGATCCGGCTGTTGATCGGCCCGCTTATGGCTGGGTCAGATATCCTCTTGTGCTGCTTGGGCTTGCCCTGGAGCAGATCGTCTATGGCCTTGATGTGGTTCATGATTGCGGGCAGGACTGCTGCCTTTTCGGTGGGGATGGATGGGCCGAATATGGCCTCCAGGATCTTGGTTTCACTTGCCATTGCCTTCACCTTGCAGTGCTGACCTCTCAGATAGCAGCGCCTTCTCTTCTTTGATCAGGATATTGATGCTGGCTCGGATACCTCGGACCAGATCATTGATCTGATCGATTCTCCTCTGTGCATGGTATTTCGCCCCGAGGGCCTGCCTCTCAGCAAGCTCCTCTGCAGGGACGGTGGTCTGTCGTTCTGGCATTACTCCTCCTTTTTACACTGTTAACTGCGTTAATCGTTAAGTTTAACGTTTAACGCATGATCTCATTCTTTCGGCCCAAATTGGCGCTATTATATACATATTGATATATCATATTATTCTACCCAATACTACATTAATATAATTCTGACATACGGCTTAATCCATTCGTGCTAATTTTCCGTTATCTCATAGCGTTTATCACCCCATCCGTTAAACGTTAAGCTTAACGATATTCAGATAACTATTATTCTTAAGTTGAATTATCCTAGTATTTTTCCTGGTTGGATGCCAGGAGATTATCATTCTATGGTCAGATGCTATCAGGCCCCTCAATTGGCAGATCCGGGCCTTGGATATCTTGAGGGCATCAGATGCCTCTCTGTAGGTGATGCCCTTCTGGCCGGTCTTGGCCCGTTTAACGAGGAGCATGAATATGGCCTCTACGTGGGCTTTGTTGTCCGGAGTATCCTGTGGCTTGGATCGGTCCTCTAATCGGGTTACTCTCTTGCAGGTATCTCCTATCACCGCGCGGGCCATCTCATGGACATCATAGACCTCCTGGCCGCTCTCCTTAACGGCATCCTGGGCAGTCTTGAGGTCTTTCTGGAGCTTCTCCACAGCCTGCTCTAGTAGCTTGAGCCTGTCATCCAGCTTGCTCAGTGCTGCGATGATAGCCGCCTTCTCCTGGTTGCTCATCCTGCTCCCGGCCTGCTGCTGAGGCTGGCCGTCTAGCAGAGCCTCCAGCCGCTCCAGAGCAGCCGCCTGGGTCTTGATCAGGGCCTCAAGCTGCTCCTCACGGCTGGGCGAGGCAGGCAGCTCATTGGCCGGGCGGAACTCGGAGGCGGCGCACATCATATCTGAGCGTCCCTGATGGCCTGCTGACAGACCTTGGAGAGTTTGCCATCTTTCGCGAGGGCTTTCACCTTCTTTTGTAGCTCAGGGGGATAAGTTATGTTAGTCCGGAGATACTTTTCTCCGGGATCCTTGGGAGGTCGTCCTACCATGCTCAGGCCACATCCTTCAATCGCAGGCCATCTACAGCTAAAAAGAAAGCCTCATAGTCGTCTATTGCGCCTCTCACCGCGCTTGGCCTGATGTTCTGTGATCTGGCAAGGCTCATTATTTTTCTTGCCTGCTTTGCAACACCTCTAGCTACTTCTTTTCTTCCGGGAAAAGCCGCGCTCCAGGACATAGCAGCCCTGGCGATGTCCTCGTCTAACTCGCCTATATGGAGCCATTTCTTGGGCGTGCTGTAATTTGGAGCTAGAGGTGGCCACAGATCCAACGGCTCCCCCGGCCACCAATGGAGACAGGATCGCTCCGGCTTGGGCGGGCCGTGATAGTCTGCCACCTTGCAGTAGACCACGCCGGCCTCGATGTGGTGGGGCCTGGCATGGCAATTCAGGCATGAGCCCCAAGGAGGCTGCCAGATAGAGAAGCTGCTTAATGCCGTCTGCATTTGTCTATTGCCTCCAGCCATCCATCAGGGCCACAACTTCCAGGATGTAATCTATTGAGTGCCCTGGGAACTGTTCGGAAAGGACATCAAGCCCGGACTTGAATTGCAGCTGATGAGCCAGGCCGATCGCTTCCAGATCGCCCATAGCCCCTTGATATACCTCTTCCTCCAAAAATTCGGATTGCAGCGCATTGAGGCCCCAGTGAGGGGGGATCTGGATTTCTTGGCCAGGATATACCTGATTCCATGAGGGGCGCATCAGATCACAGCCTCAGGGAATTGCTGCAGGAGTGTATGGATGCCTATACTTTCCCTCAGATTATCCTTCATGAAGATAGGACAGTCAGAGTTAAGGATCTGGACTAGGAGGCGATCAATCCATGCGAATAGCGGTATGTCACCAGTGCAGTGAGGTGAGCACCTTGGCTGATGGCCGGTTAAAGCGCCCACGATGCACCAGTCGATTCCACCTATACCATCCGGGCCGAATTCGATAGGCCCGAGCAGTGGTTCAAAGCTGACAAATTTATGCCTCCTGCGAGGCAAAGCTAGACTCAGGGCAGCAATACGCCACATATCTTCCTGAGAGCAGACTGAGACACCTAGCCATAAATTCTCGGGGATCCCAGCAGTGCATTTTTGTAGGATTTTTTCTATGTTATCAGGCCGCTTCGTGAGTACGAGAAAATGGTGGGCCGGCTTCTTTTCGATGGCGATAAGGACTTCCTGTAGCCAGTCAATCGGAATGGCCCCGCAGAACCAGTCGCTCATGGAATCTAAAAAGATCCTCTTGCCACCCCCTCGGAGGCTATTGATCTTCTCCAAGGCTTTCTGATGCCAGCAGGGCATGAAATGGTAGGGGATTGGCGGATAGCCCGTCCGGCTTGGGTGCTTGGCCTCGATGCCCGAGAGCCGCCTGGCGAAGCCCTCGGCATAGCACTTGAACCGCCCCTGACAAAGCCCGTTCTCGTCGCAATTGGAGCAGCCGGAGATGGGATTGATGGTGAGGTTACACCAGCCGATGGGATTAGGCATCTCAATACAGCTCCTCATCCAGGCCCATGTCTGGGATTTCTGAGACCTTCGTGCTGCTCACAAGAGCTATCGAGAACCGGCCCCTAAACTCATTTGTCACCACGTTCTCCAAGCGGTAGCTCTTGCCTACCTTCAGCTTAGGGACGCCAGCCCGGGCGGCTTTGGCCCACAGGACGGCCTCGATTGCCGTGGTGGGGTCTGCGATCCAGAGCTTCTGTGCTATCGATTCCGCCGGTGATGGTATCTCATTGATGACCTGACAATCCAGATTGATCCAGCAGTCCGGCTCATCGATGTCTGAGAGCTTGACAGTAGGATTCTCTCGGGCCATTCAGCCCACCACCCGGACATTGAATAGGCCGATATCCTGGCTGCCGTCCTCATGCCAATATGGCTCTAGGGTAGCCAGGATCTCGATAGGCTGGCCATGCCGGTATGCCTTCCCATGCCAGTTTCCGTCTCTGATCCAGACATGATCCAGCATCGCGCCGGATGGCGTCTCTATATCATTAAGGACCACATGACCCCTTATGGTCCGGCCACCATAGAGCGCCCGGAACTGAGCGGCCCGGATGCCTGCCCGGTACATAGCGGCAAGAGCGGGCTTCATGGCATTTTCTCCGGGAATAGATTTGCCACGCGCTCGCTTAGTGCATCGATCTCGGTCTTGATGAGCTGGCGGTCATGCAATCCGCCAACTAAGACCCCCAACAAGAACCAGTATGCTTGAGGCCCTTCAATATGGAATTCCTTTATAGATGCTTTTTTGAACTCTATCAGGAATCCTGCAACAGATTCATAATTTCGCTGTTTCGCTATCCTGAACCAAAGGTTAAACACGGCATTTTGAATCTCTAATATCCGGTCATTTGGCAAGGGGATAACGCTCATCGCCCTGCCCCCTGTCGAATGGCTTTGGCCACGCACTCCAGGGCATCCGCCAGGGATCGGGCCTCATGAGGGGCATACTCCAGGGTGATCCGCTGGGGCTCAGGCCAGATCTTTGGCCGCCCTGCATCAATCCACTCAAGCACGTCATCGAGGCGGTTGATTCGGCAGACTGCTGCTGCATAGGGTTCTCCAGAGAGATATTGCAGAGCACAGCACAGGCGGCAGCGCTCTGCCAATAAACGATTTCGCATAAATTAAGTCCTCCTATAGTCTCATTAATCTTATTCTTTTGCGTGCGGGGCGAAAGGGATTATTTAGCTGGCTTTCTTGTTTCTGTCTTGCACTTTTCGCAGTAGTATATGTTGACCGGCTGTCCCTCATAATCGCCGTCTCCAGTGTATCCCGCCGGGCCGCCGCATTTCCGGCAGATCGCCGCAGGGACCTGGGCTTTGTCAGTCCGTTCGTCTGCTTCCGGGTCCTCACCAGTACTGATGTTGAGCGCGAGGAGCAGAGCATATTTGCGGGCTTGTGTCTGCGCTTTGCTCAGAGCCTTATCCCCTCCGTCGTACCCCTGGCCGATGCCCTCCGTTTCCATCATGGCTCCGGTCTCAGAATCTATGATGGTGATCCTCGCCCGGACTGTGACCAGCTCCCACATACCGCCCGCGCCGGTGGTTCGTGGCTGGCGATCCAGGATCTCCAGAGAGCAGACTGTGGCCAGCTTGGCGGCCACAAAGGCCGGATTAGCCTTCTCCAGGATGGCATCGGAGGAGGCATATTTGTAGCGCTGTTGGGTGTTCTGCTTATCTTTTGGGACCACCGCGCAGGCCTGCATGGCCTGGCAGAGCTTGGCGGCGAGCTTGGCCCGGTCCTGGGCTGGCTGCACAAGGCCGGCTTGGCGCAATTGGGCCTCTCCAGGATGCTCATGAGAGATGAATGGGCCAAATGCGGCCCCCAAGTTCGTTTCTGTGCGCTCTAGGAGCTGTTGCGCGGCCATCCTCAGTCCTCCGGCTTTTCCAAGGATATCGCTTGGTAGCTGTAGCTTATTGTCGTGTCACATAGGCTATCCAGAGCATCTTTTCCTATCGCAGCTTCGGCCTGCTGGAGAGGGATCTTGGCAATCCGGTTGAAGACGGTCGGATGTGTCATGATGAAGTCATCCCGCCTGATGGTCCGCTGGATTCTCGGCGAGCGGATCAGCTTGATATCGCCCTCGCGGTAGCTCTCTCCCTTGCGCTTGAGGGCCTGCAGGAATCGGTCCTCGGCAAATGTGGCAGCCTCCAGGACTGTGGCCAGATGGCTGTCGTATGATTCCTGCCACTCCTTCAGCTCTGCCTTGAGGGCCTTAATCCGCTCTTGGGCCATCAGGAGAGACTGCATGGCCGACGGGTGGGCAATCTGGATCTCGGAGGCGGCGATCATATCAGCGCCGCCTCCTGGAGAGCCTGCTCTGCTCTAATAATACCGTCCTCAAATGTGATCCCCTCGCGGCTCTGGAAGGATGAGGCCATGAAGCCCATGGCATAGTTCTTGAGGCCTTCTGCCCCTGCAGCTTCCATGATCTCATCCACAAGCCCATCCAGGCTCATCTCATCAGGGCGGGATAGTGCATCACGCACTATTTCCCGGACCCTGTCTCGTGGGTTTTCTGTCTTAGTAGGCATATGCTATAGTAGGCTTTACTCTAATATAAAGCTTATGGTTAACTTGGCTAATATGGTTATCCTAACCATAATGTTTAAATACTCTGGCAGCGTAGATATAATTATGATCGCGACAATGGATAGCCCGGTGGACTTAATGGATATAGAGATGGCCGGGCAAAAGAGGGAGACCCTTATCGATCCCCTCTATAAGAAGATCGATAAAATGGGTCGCGTTTATGTGGATCGCAATCTGGCAGAAAATGAAGTCTTGATCGTAGTGGTCAAGCCCAAGCCGGAGGATAAGATCAACTACATCAAGGTAGGTAGATCCAGAAAAGAATAAGTATGTTGGCGGCCAGGACCGACATCCGGACCGCCGATAGACAAAGGTGCATACCCTATGTCAGGTAATAATCTAAGCGCTGAGGCTATAAGCCTATCGGAAAGCCAAGAGACTATTTTACTCCCAGTGCCTGCCCTAAAGACGCTATTAGAAGAAATGGGCAGGCAAAGAGCGGAAATAGAACTTCTTAAGAAAGACCTTAAGCTTGATCGGGCAGACATCCGAGATCTCTATGAGGCGATTGACCATATTGAGCAGATCAAGATCCAGCCTGAGCAGAAGAATAGGGGAGAGATCCTTAGAGCCTTGATCGTGGCCAATGG